ACCCGTTCTACGGGGGTGCTAGGGGTGGGGGGAAGAGTTACGCATCTAGAATCATAATGCTCATCATGCTCATGGAGAATCCCGGGTCCACGGGGCTTTTGATTCGTAGGACATTTAAGCAGCTAGACGGTAATCATATCCGCCCATTGTTCAGGCAATTTCCGAAGATTCGGTCTTGGTACAACAAGAGTGAAGGCGTAATGTATTTGCCTAATGGTAGTGAGTTGATGTTTGGTCATGCAGAACACGAGGATGATGTATTTAACTACCAGGGTCAGGAATTTGATTTCGTAGCAGTCGAAGAAGTAACACAATTCACAGAGTTCCAGTGGCAGTATATATGTAGCTCATGCCGTACAGCAAACAAAGCCATTAAGCCTGTGATGTGGGCTACAGGAAACCCTGGTGGTGTAGGACATGCATGGGCAAAGAGGTTATGGGTGGACCGTAGATTCGAGGGTGCTGAAGAAGCAGACGATTACACATTTATATCTGCTAAGGTATTTGATAATCCAGCTCTAATGGAAGCTGACCCTAGGTATGTGATGTCCCTCAAGAACATTAAAGATGAGTCGTTGCGTAAGGCGTATCTAAATGGCGATTGGGATATATACCAAGGACAGTTTTTTACTCAGTGGGATAGAGCTAAGATTGAAACGAAGAGCTTCGAGATACCGGCTTCGTGGCCTTTGTATGGAGCATTAGATTACGGTGAAATGGCTCCTACTAGTTTTGGCTTATACACGGTAGACTTCGATGGTAATGTATACAGGCTCATGGAGTATTATCAAGGTGATAGATCCGCGTCACAACACGCAGAGGAAATCGTAAATAGAATAAAAGGATTTCCGTATACTGCTGGCCGTATGCCTATTATGATTTATGCTGATCCTAGTATGTGGGTTAAGCGTAGACTCACTGAGCAAATGACTAAGAGTGCTGCTGATGTATTTAGTGACTACGATTTGCCTATAACACGCGCGAACAATGATCGTATAAATGGATGGCGTATTTGTCGTGATTCGTTGTTACATGAGCAGTTTTATGCTTTTGAAGGGTGGAATGATAACTTCATGCGTTCGGTGCCTGCGCTGCCTCGCGCGGATAAGAACCCCGAAGATCTAGACACTCACGCTGAAGATCATGCCGCAGATGAGTGGCGTTATGGAATGGTACACATATATCGTCATGCAGAAAATAAGGACGACCCAATCGTGGGAAGTGGGCAGAATATCTTAGATGCCTTACCTGGACGGCCAGCCCATTCCGGTCGCTATCATGTATTGAATTGAAATGGCTGATATAAAATTAAATAATAAAGAACGTGAGTATTGGCGCAAGACAATTGATAGGGTCCAGAGAGTTATGGAACCTAAGCATAAGTCTTGGGAAAAGCTCTTAGCGTCATACGAACTAAAGATGGATATTCCAGGTCTCGATAAGGATGAGATTATCCATGTGTCTCGTATGTACCCTCTTGTTAGGCAGATCTTATCGTCTGTGGCATTTCATTACCCCGAGGTGTTTGTTAATGCTAAGCCTAATGCAGAACGTATGGCAGGTGAGCTAGACGCTATATCGTTGATTATGGAACGGGCTGGTAATGCTGGCTTGGATCTCATGGGAGCTAAAGCTGAGATACACCAAGCTATGTTTGACGCGTTGTTTTGTGGTGTAGGATGGGTCAAGATGGGGTATAATCCATCTGGTGACGACTCTATGCCTCCCTATGTTACAAACGATGCCTTCAAAGATGACTTTCCATGTGTAATGCGTGTCAGACCCTTTAATGTATTTGTAGATCCTAAGTGTCCTCCTCAGAACTTAGGTTACGCTGAGTATATAATTGAACGTATCGAAGTCCCGTTTGATATACTGAAGGGTGATGCTAGGTATAAGATTCCCAAGGATTTTATGGGGGCTTCAGATACTCCGAACTCTACGGACTCTGTGTTGCTAAACTATGGCGATGATTACGATGCCGAGGATGGAGACGAGAATCTCCAGGGAGCTAAAGCCGAACGTGACATAGTAATATTATACGAGGTCCACGATAGGTTGAATCGTAGGCTTATCACATTCTTAGATGGTCACGAAAAAGAGATACATTCCGAGACTCACCCTTTTGTTAAAACCAAGGCTATGTACCAAGGTGAGGATCTCGTAGGACTTGAGGAAGCTCCTGGGTTTATTATGTCTAAGGGCTTTCAGTATATTCCTATTAAGTTTGATACTGTGGAGAGTTCGTATTTTCCAGAACCTCCTATGAAGTATGTTGAGGATCTACAGAATGTTATTGTAGAGTCAATGAGTCGTCGTGTGGATATTCTACGCAGGTTCCCCCGTGTTGTATGGGCTAATGAAACTGAACTTCAGCGTAATGCTAATCTTGTAGATAACGTACGAGATGCTAAAGATGGTGATGTCATTGGGTTGCATGACATCAGTAGTATCAGAGAAGCTAACTGGGGTCAGGTGCCTAATGATCAGCTAGGTATCGAAGGTGATGCACGTAACTACGAGGAACAAAGTCTACATGTAAGTGATCTTGCAGGTGGCTCAGAAGGTCGTAAGACTGCTACAGAGAGTGCATTGATAGCATCTCAGGGATCGTTGAACCGTCAGTGGATGCAGTCTAAGGTAGCAGACGTATATACTACTATTGTAGGTAACATGTTTAGGATGTTCCAGGATGTACGGTATATACCGAATAACTTTATGCTTAATGTAGCTAAGGATGCTGCGGGCATGGAGTATCGTGTACTTACGAGTCAGGACTTTAACTTTGATTTTATCTTAGACCTAGACGCTGGCTCTATGCATCCGTTGGTTGAGGAGTTGGAGCAAGAGAACTCGATTATGCTGTATGATCGTCTTATGGGTAATCCTATGATTGATCAAGCTCAGGTTACTAGGGATTTGATTAAGTCTTTTAGGAAACGCTCTGTAGATAAACTATTCAAAGGTGCTGATGGCGATCTTAACGCATTGATTCAGATAGAACTAAGTCTAATGCTACAAGGTCAGATGCCTCCGGTTGAGGAAGGCATGGATCATATGGCACACATGGAACAACAGAATCCTAATGTTGTTATGGGGTTGCCACAGTTACAGCAGATGTTACCACAGCAACAACAGCAGGTATTAGAGATTGTACAGCAGCACGCTGCACAGCACGAACAGATGTTACAGGCTGTTATGGCTAGCGGGGGTGGTGGGGGAGGGAGTCAACCTTCGGTAGATGGTAGGCTTCTAAACAGCGAGGAAGGTATCGTAGGTCAGGTTAGGTCTAACGCGCAGAAAACTCAACAAGCAGCTACGGCTGATGTAGCATCCTTAACAGGTCAAGGAGGTATGACGGGCTAATGGCTGTTAATCATGATTATTATTGCGAATGTGGTGAGGAGTTGTTAGACATTGTAGCGAATGTTAAGCCTAAGTGTCCTGAGTGTAATGCTGAGATGCAGATTCACTATGGACGTATTGTAGGAATGGCGCAGTTTAATCCTCATAATCCGACTATGTACGGCAAATACCATCCTGGATTTGGTGAGGTATGTGAAAGTTACTCGCATAAACAACAGTTACTAAAGAAGTATAATTGCATAGAGGCCGCGGATAACGTGGGTGGTTCTAAGACTCATGCATATCCTGAAGAATACCAGGGTCCGAATCACGGCGGTAAGGGTTACACTCCTCGTAAGAAGCGAGGCTCAGGTGACACAGAGTTTATTAGCAGTGCTAAGGACTTAAAACAACTGGAGAAAAAGCATGGATTCGAATAAGTACGAGATCCGTACTGTCGCAGGTCAGCATCGTCCTTTCAAGGTATATGACGCTTCTGGAGCTTTGGTTGCTTCTACACGTGTAAAGGAACAAGCTGATTTAATCATTGCTATTCAGAATAGAATAGCTTAGTAACGAGGTAACGTATGAGTGAAATGGCTGAAGCCCCAGAGCAAGAGGAACTCGGAGTTGTAGGTGCTGATCTCACAGAAGACACTTCGGGTCTTTTGGGTGATGAAGGTACAGGAGATTCCTTTCCGTCTGAGGCTCCCCAAGAAGGTTTTGATCCGTATAATGTAAATTGGTCTACTGTTCGCGAGGAAGAAGTCCCCGAGGAGTGGAAACCGCAATTACGCACTATGCGTAACATATACGGTATGGTCAATAAGACCAACATGGATATGCGTGATACGCAAAAGCAAATGGAAGATGTTACGTCACAATACAGCAACGCACTAAGCGCAACGCAACAGATAAATCAGGCACAAAACCCTACACCACAAAACCAAGATCCTAACGCGCAAGCCCAGGGATCACCGTCCGTACTAGAGAATTTTGGATTCACTCCCGGTAACAATGGGTATGATGAAGCTGTAGTAGTCGAGGGTATTGCAAATGCCGTCATAAACCCGCTACTAGGTCAGGTTCAAGCCTTACAGCAAGAACTTGGCAACCTTCAGCAAAATGTTCAGTATCTCAGCGGTGGAGAACAGAACCGAGTCGAGGACAAAGTTTCTGGAGAAATTCAGGAAGCTGTCCAATCGGGGCATAGCCAGGAAGCGTTAAGGGATTACCATGAAGAAATTTCTAGGCTTAGAGGATTACCTAACCGTGAGACCGGTCAACCTCACACAGTACGCACGGCATACGAGATGGCGTCTGGTCGCCGATCGGAAGGTAACAATAACTCTAGAGACATGATTCGTAATGCACAGCAAAGTGTTGCTCCGCGAGGAGGTGGTATGGGACAGTCTAATGGAGCTTTGTCCGATACTGAAGTCCTCACAGGGCTTAAAAAATTAGGATTTACTTAGAAGGTAATTTATTATGGCTAATACTAGTACTACTGAAGCGTGGGATGCGGCGTGGACCCTCACGATGCGTGCCAAGCGCAAGCGTCTTACGGATAATATTTTTGATGAATATCCGTTGTTGAAAATGCTGTCGGGTAATGCCGAGGTCGAAGGTGGAGGCAAGGAGATTCAGGAAGACTTGATGTATGGTAAGAACTCCGCTACTTGGTTTGATGGGTATGATACGGTTAATACCGATGCTGTTGATGGTATCACGATGGGGTATGCACCGTGGCGTTATACTGCTACTCCTATTACTATCTCTATGACCGAGCGTGATGAAGGTCGGCTGAGTGATGCGGCTAAGAAGATCCTTGAAGCTAAGACCCAACAGTCTATGTTGACTGCGCGTGATGCTGTCAATGCGGCGTTTTTTAGCGCACAGACTGGTAAGTCTACTCTAGGCTTGCAGGATTTGATTGCTGATGATCCGACGAGTGGTACGGTCATGGGTATTAATCGTGCTACTGAGACTTGGTGGCGTAATCAGGCTGATAGTACGTCTTCGGATGTAGATAGTATTTCGAGCAATATCAATGTAGGTACTCAGCGTTTGGGTGCTGTCTGGAATAGCTGCTCTGAGGGTAACGATACGCCTTCGCATATCTTTACTACTTTGACGGTGTTCGGTGACATGCAGAACCTTTTCGAAGGTACTGGATATGCTCGTTTGGCCGCTGGTGAGACTGGCAAAGCTGACGCAGGTTCGCCTATCTTCCGTGGTGCCACGATCCAGTATGATCGTGATTGTCCGTCGCAGCACGCATATCTTATCAACAGCAAGTATCTGAAGTTGAAGATACAGCAGGGTAAGAACTTTGCGAAGACGGCGTTTAAGGAACCTGTTAATCAGTTCGCGATGGTTGCATATATCGTGTTTGGTTGTCAGTTAGTTATCAACAACGCACGGCGTCATGGTGTCGCCACTGCGCTAACTTAATATCCTGCCTCCAAGCCAATGGAGGTTTAGCCCTGCCCATAGGGAAAGGAATTTAAAATGAGTGTGCTTAATCATAACTTCGCTAATAATCGTGTAGGTGGCGGAGGTATTGGAAGTAAAGCCGGTCAGGGTATTTATACCGAGTCGTCAACTGCTAAGTTTGCTATTGGCGAGAAACTAGAGCTGGCTGATGGTCGTGTGTTTCGCTACGGGTATACTGCCGCTGGCGTTGCTGCGGGGTTGCTTGTTTCGCAGGATCTTTCGGCAACCGCTCTTGTAGAAAGTGATGGCATTGTAATTGCCGCTTCAGGATCTTATAGTCCTGTTGCGGGTTCTTCGCAACTTCAGATTACGTTAGCTAGTGTGACGCTTAATCAGTATCAAGGTGGTTATTTGCAGATCACCGATGATGATGGTGAGGGCATTCAGTATCGCATTAAGTCTAATAGTGCTACTGGTGCTACTACTAGCGGTAAAGTAGATATTGTATTGTTTGATAATATCAAAGTTACGATAACTACTGACTCTGACATTGCGATCATTGGTAATTTGTGGAATAATGTTGTAGGTGCTACGGCGGCGACTGATTATATAGTCGCAGGTGTCACTCCTATCGCGTTTACTGCTAATTACTACGGCTGGTTCCAGACTGCTGGGATCGCTACGATTCTAGCTGATGGTACTATTGCTGTTGCGCAGAATCTTACGCTTTCTGATGGTGTTGCAGGTGCTGTACAGGCCAAGGATGCGGAGACTGAGCCTTTGGTTGGATACGCTGCATATGCTCCAGATACCACGGGTCATGTCGGTGTAGTGATTCAGGGTTTGGTTGCGTAGTATCTCTAGGGTGAGGGCATCGAGGCGGTGTCCTCACCTTAACTAAGGAGCTTACAAATGCCAAAAGTAGGTGGTAAGAAGTTCTCATATTCCAAGGCAGGCCAGAAAGCTGCCAAGTCCTACGCTAAGTCCACAGGAAAAACTGTTACCAAGCGTAAGACTAAACCTAAATCCAAATGAATAAACTAACTGAAACTACCAAACCCGTTACGGATAGTGCTGTCGAGAAAGACGCGTTAACCGCGGACGCACTAGTAAAACTCATACAAGGGTCGTCGTCTGAAACTAAAAACCTTATGGCTAAAGCTCTCGGTGTAGCGACTGTAGCTAAGAAACGGCGTAAAGGTAACATAGACTCGCTCCAGAATATGCGTACTTATGGCGAAGCCTTTCACGGAGATGATTTTCTACCTGCGCCTCCAGAAGCTATCGCACTTAAAGGTGAACGTGCTGTAGAACTATGGCAGAAGAAATGGAAAGACGGCGAGCAGGTGAGCAGCACTGGCGTTGAATACGATGATGATTTTGAAGCATTGGCTCTAACCGCGAGTGAGTAACTATGACTCCACAGACTATGTTGGATATAGCATTAAGACGTGCAGGTTTGACAGTTACTAATCAAACATACCGTGATAATGCTATAGACTATGCAAATATGACAATGGCAGAGTTATTGTCTATGCCTTGGGTATTTAGGCATAAGCAAAGTACGTTTACTACATCTGCTGGTACGTCTGAGTATGATCTAGCATCTGATGTAGCTCATACTAGGCATTTCAAAGACACAACTAACGATAATCCTATTAAAATTGTAACTGAGACTTATGTAGACGAACTAGATATAGACAGGTCAGAAACTGGTGAAGCTAGGTTTTTATTCTTTAGTGGTGTGAACGAGGCATCTGCAGGGGAGACTCAAGTTACTCTATATCCTCAGCCTGATTCTACTGCTACAATAACCTATGAATACGTAGCTGACGTGCCTGATATTACGACTACAAACCTTACTGTTAATTATGACGTATATGCTCCTGTATGGTTTCAAGC